GTCACACAGACCTGCCGACGGCGAAGCAGAAGCCGCTGAGCGACGACGAGATCGCCGAGGTGCTCGAGCGCGATGCGCGCGGCGAGACCACGGCCGAGATCGCCGCCGCCGTTGGGCGCAAGGTCTTTGGCTTCAACTTCACCATCGCCAAGTTGCGGCGCGAGGCCGAGGCGGAAGCCGACGCGGAGGACGATGGCGCGGCCGAGCCCGACACCACGGCACCTGCCTGGCGCGGCTTTCGCGGCTCTTGCCACCGACGATCACGCATTCGGCGAAAACCGCGCTGCTCGACGAGCTCGAAGCGCGCTGCCGGGAGGCGACTGATGCAGCGTGATTTCACCCCAGCGGGCGGTGGGTTGCCGGTTTTTGACGTGTTTCCGGCGAAAACACCCGCAGGCGGGGCCGTTCCTCCTCCCTGGGCCGCAAGGCTAAACGCGCGCTGGCAGCACGCGCACCCGGAGCGGTGACCCGCCATGACCACCCGCCCGGCCTATTCGCTGGATCAGATCAAGGACATGCTGCTCGACCGGCTGGACGAGGTGGTGCACCGCTATGCGCCGCCCGCGAGTGGCAGCCACACGACCTTCGGCAAGTATTTCACGCTCAATCCCGGCCGCGCCGATCGCTCGGTCGGATCGTTCTACGTGCACATGACCGGCGCGCGCGCCGGCAAGTGGATGGACCACGCCACCGGCGATCATGGCGACGTGCTCGATCTCATCCGCCTGTCGCTCGGCTGCGACACCCGCGCGGCGCTGGCCGAGGCGCGCGCCTTGCTTGGCCTCGACACGCTGGGGCCTGACGCACGCCGCCAGCGCGAAGAGGCCGCCGCCCGTGCGAAGCGCGACCGCGCCACCGCCGCCCGGCGCGAGGCGGAAGACCGCGACCGCAAGCGCCGCCGCGCGGTCGCGCTGTGGCTCTCGGGGCGCGAAAGCCTGCGCGGCACACCGGCCGAGGCTTACCTGCGCGACCGGCGCGGCGTCGATCTCGCCCGGCTCGGCCGCCAGCCCGGAAGCCTGCGCTACGTGCCGCAGGCCCGTTATTATTTCGAGGACGACGATACCGGCGAGGTGTTCGAGCGCGACATGCCGGCGCTGGTGGCGCTGGTGCGCAACCGCCATGGCAAGCCGATCGCCTGCCACCGCCATTACCTGGCGATGGGCCGCGACGGGCGCTGGCAGCTCGCCCACAAGCCGGAGGTGGAGCGACCCGTGCCCAAGGGCAAGCTCGCCCTCGGCGAGTATGCCGGCGGCTGGATCACGATCTCCAACGGTCTTGTCGATGGCCAGAAGGGCAAGCCGCTGCATCACGCCGCGCCGGGCCAGTATCTCTACATCACCGAGGGCGTCGAGGATGCGCTGTCGGTCATGGTTCTCCTGCCCGAGGCCCGCGTGATCGCCGCGATCTCGCTGGGCAATATCGGCGCCGTCGATCTGCCCGAAACGGTTTCGACTGTCACGCTGGTGGCCGACCAGGACGAAAACGCCGCCGCCCGCGAAGCCCTGACCCGCGCCATCGCCCAGCACCAGAAGGCCGGGCGCGAGGTGCGGCTTTGGCAGAACCTGCACGGCGGCAAGGACATGAACGACGCGCTGATCCAGGCGCGCAGCAGGGACAGAAAGGAAGGGGCAGCATGAGCAGCGACATCTCTCGGGGCGTCAAATCACAAAAGATGTGGGCCGTGGTGAACCGCAATGGTCACCTCATCGAGGTCGCGCGCACCCGGCGCGCCGCCATCGCGCGCACCGTCGCCTACTTCGACGATCCTGACTGGAGCCGCCTGCGCCGCAGTTACGGATACCGCGCCGCGCCCGTCTTCGTGAGCGAGGTGTCTCAATGACCGCGCCCGATCTCACCCCCGCCGCCGCCCAGGTGGAAGACTGGCTCGCCGTCAATCACCCCGGAGGCCCCGCCGCCCGGCGCCCGCTGCTCGCGCTCGCCGTGTGGAGCGTGGCGGAGTTCCGCGAGCTGGTGGCGCACGAGGCCGGGCCGCTGATCGCCGACATCATGCCCGGGCTTTCCGGCCTGCCGCTGCGCGAGGCCCCGGCGTTCCGCAAGGGCTACGCGATGATCCGAGAGGCCGGTCATGATCGGGCGGGGTTCGACTTCACCGCCAACCTCGCGGCACGCGAGCACGGCATCCCGCGCCGCGCCTGGCGCGAACCCACGGCGGGCGCAGCGCTGCACGTGATCGACGGCCACGGCTGCCTGGTGCGCGTGCGGGGGCTGGACGACCTGCCGCCGCGCCACCTGCTCGAACAGATCGAGGAGCTGGTGAACCAGTGGTTCGAGGCCGGCGTTGGAGATGCGTCGACAGATGACAACAACCTCGCCGCCGCGATCCGCACCGCCGCCCGGCTCGGCCTTGAGATCAGGAGCGGGCTGGAATGACCGCGAGCAACGACGACTGGCTGGGCGATCCGTCGAAGAGCGTGGTGCCCGCCAACCAGGGCGGCGTGCCCACCGAAGAGGCGCTGCGGCGCGAGCTCGAAACCGCACCCGTGGTGCCGATCAAAGGAGACAACGATGAAAGATCCCCGCAACGAAACGTCGATCGAGACGGTGTTCCCGTATCTGCCGCACGGCGCTCAGCTGATGGTGAGGGCGACCATGGAGGCGCTGCAGGCCGGGACATGGCCCCACCAACCGGCGGTGATCGCCGGCGCCCGCCAGGCAGCCGGCCCCATGGCGAGATCTGGGACGACTGCCCGGTCAAGCCTCTTGGGGTCCGTGGCGAGGTCAACTATTTCCTCGACGCCCACGGCCAGCTCGCGGGCGTGAAGAAGCTCGAAGCGCAGGTGATCCAGCGGCTGTTCAGCCACCGCATCCCGGCCCTGTGCTACAATTTCCCGCTCTGGGTGCAGGATCCCGACACCAAGACGCCCACCCGCAAGCCCGGCCGGTTCGACCAGACCGCCGCCAGCATGGCGATGTTCGAGGCCGCCGGCGAATGCGGGCTGTTCAACCCCGACAACGCCGTGCGCGGCGTCGGTGCCTGGGCCGACGATGACGGCCAGCTCGTCTACCACATGGGCGACCGGATGCTGATCGGCGGCATCGAGCACCCGCCACACCGGCACCTGGGCCATATCTACCCGGCCTATCCGCCGATCCCGCACCCGGCGCCGCCCGGCGATGGCCCAGATCCCGCCGCCGACATCTTGCTCACGCTGGAGACCTGGACATGGGGCCGCCCCGATGCCGACCCGACGCTGGCGCTCGGCATGATCGGCGTGCAGATGCTCGGCGGCGCGCTCGACTGGCGACCAACATTCTGGGTGACCGGTGGCGCCGGCTCAGGCAAGTCGGAGCTGCAAAAGATGTTCCGGCTCCTGCACGGCGACACCGGCATCGTGCAATCGACCGATGCCACCAAGTCGGGCATCACCTCGAAGCTCGGGCACAGCTCGCTGCCGGTCGCGCTCGACGAGGTTGAGCCCGGCGATGCGCGCTCCAACAAGGAGCGCGACCTGATCACCGCCGCGCGCGTCGCCAGCTCGGGCGGCGAATGGGCGCGCGGCTCGTCCGACCAGACCGGCGTGGGCGGCAAGATATTCTCGGCCTTCCTGTTTTCGTCGATCCTAATCCCGGGCGAGATGAAATCCCAGGACATCCAGCGCCTGGTGCGCTTCGATCTCGGCCGTCTCCCCGACGACATCAAGAAGCTCACCCTGACCCCCAAGACCTGGCGGGCACGCGGCGCGCGCCTCAAGCGCGCCCTGATCGACCGCTGGCCAAGCTGGGAGGCCCGCCTGTCGGCCTGGCGGCTCACGCTGGAGCAGAACCACGTCACCGGCCGCGATGCCGATAACTGGGCCACGGTGATCGCCATGGCCGACATGGCGCAGCGTGACGAGATCGCCGACGAGGCCGAGCGCATCAGCTGGGCGCGCAAGATCGCGCTCTACGTCAAGGCCGACCGCTCCGACACCCAGAACGATGCCGACGCCATGCTCGCCCACCTGATGGGCCAGCCGTTCGACATCCACCGCGGCGGCGAGCAGTTCTCCGTCGCCCAGTGGATCATGGCCGCCGCCGGCCTGCCCGGCGCCCCCGATCAGCTGATGGGCCGCGACACGCCCGGCGACACCGTCGGCGACGGCACCGGCGCCAGGCGCGAGCGCGCCAAGCTCGCCAACACCAAGCTCGCCAAGGCCGGCCTGCGCGTGAGCCCGGCCGGCAACGGCATCGAGGCCGAGCTGTTCATCGCCAACACGCCCAACTTCTGGCTGCGCCAGCTCTTCGCCGAGACCGACTGGCGCAACGGCGCGTGGTCGCAATCGGCGGTGCGCGTGCCTGGTGCCACCAAACCCCCGCACCCCCTTTCTCTGGCCGGTATGCGCTCGCGCGGCACCTCGATCCCGCTCAAGTCGATCCCCGGGCTCGCCGAGTTCCCGATGGACCGCGACACGGGCGCGGGCGATCTCGGCCGCGCGGCGGGCGACCAGATCACGGGAGACGACTTCGCATGATCTCTGCACGTTTCGGCAAGCCCTTGATCCCGCTGCAAAGTTTGCGCTGGCCCCGCACCCGGATTGGTGCCAGTATTTACGCGCGGCTGAAGGCTCGCGGCGCGGGTCAGGGCTACAACGCTACAACGGTCGAAAAACCCACCGTTGTAGGCACCGTTGTAGGGGAAAACACCGCAAAAACAACGGCTTATCACATCTCTACAACGATACAACGGTCAAAATGCCGTTTCCTCACGTATGTGCGCGCTCGCGCGCGCGCGCATGTGGGAGTGTCTATTTCTCTGTTGTATCGTTGTAGTTTAAAGGAAGTCTCTGAATTCTTTGGAAAAATGCCTACAACGGTGCCTACAACGGTGGTCGAAACCGTTGTAGGCACCGTTGTAGCTTCGGCTAAGCCCCTGTTTTTGCGTAAAAAAGGGGGGATTTATGCCGAAACCCGATAATCAGTGGCAAGCGCAGGCGGCCGAGGCGGCGGCGCGGATTGATGCTGACCGCGAGATGGGCGTGCAGCTGGCGCTGATCCCGGATCCCGCAGAGCCGCGCCTGCCTGCGAGGCGGGCGACGGGCGGTCGGCCTGCCGGGGCGAAGAACAAGGGCAGCTCGCAGCTGCGCAAGTGGCTGGCCGACCAGGGCCTGAAAATGCCCGAGCAACAGATCGCCGAGATCGCCGGGCTCGCGGCGCAGGACAGCGACGCGATGGGCACGGCGATGGCGCAGGCCGAGCGGCTGATCGCCTGGGCGACAGATGGTGCGGGCGAGATCCCGGTGGAAGGCCGCCAGGCGGCGCTGATCGCGCTCCGGATCGACCTGTTCAAGTTCCTCTACAGCTCGATGCGGCAGGCCGCCGACGCCCTGATGCCCTACGGCACGCCGAAGGCCAGCCCGGACGTGGTGCAGAACACCACCGTGAACATGATCGTGCCCTCGGCCCCGAGCCAGCCGGGCGACCAGGCGCGGGTGATCAACGCCCCGAAAGGCGGCCGGATGGCCCCTCCGCCGCTGCCGGGCGAAATCGTGGAAAATCAAGACCTTAGCGGAAGCGATCCGGAAGGTTCGGACGCAGAAAGTCGGACGGAATGAGCAAGCAATTGAAAACACAGGTGAAAAACGGACCGGCCACTCTGATTGAAAATCAGATGCTCGCCAGCCCGGCGCGCGTCCTGGCCATGGCCTCCGAGACGATCTCGGCCAGCCTCGATCGCGCCGCCGAGCCGGTCGATCCAACCCCGCGCCAGCGTGCCCTGGAAGAGCAGCACCGCGCCTCGACCCCCCCGGGGGGCCCGCGCCGCGAAGTCTCCATGCCCCTCTCTCCGACCCCGATCAGCTTTTCGGCCATCTGGAGCGTGAAAAAATGAGCGCGAAACTGGATGCCGGGGAACGGGGTGTGGGGGAGACGGTCGGCCTCGCCACAAGTGTGGACTTGATCGACGACGATCGGCTCGCGGTGCTCCAGGGGAAGGACGCGAAAGAGGCAGTGATGAGCCTAGACGGCGATTTCGCCGCTGACAAGCTCCCCGATCTCGACCAGGTGACATTTCCCGGCCCGATCGCGGAGCAGATGTATTGGTCGAATGCGCAGATCCTCGGTGGGCAGGGGCCAGTGGGCTCCGGCAAGACCACGACCCTGCTCAAATCGCGCATCCGGCGCGCCATCGAAATGCCGCGCAGCGTGCACGAGGAAACCCGTCACGGGATCACCGGCCATTGGCGGATCTACAAGCTCACCGTGGTGCGCGAAACCTATCGTCAGCTCTGGTCGACCACCATTCCGAGTTATCTCGAGGTGTTCCCGCGCGAGATGGGCACCTGGTCTGGCGGCCGGGGCGATCCTGTCACGCACGTGATCGTCTTCGAGGACGACAGCGGCCCGATCGAGTTCCGGGTCGAGTTCATGGCCTACGGCGACAACGTGGTGGCCTCCATGCGCGGGATGCAGACCACCGACCTTTGGATGAACGAAATGGACACGATGGCGGTGGAGGTGCTCACCACCGGCATTGGCCGGATCAACCGCTGGCCGGGCCGCCACCACTTTGCCGGATATGCGCCCAAGCTGCGCTCCTACGGCCAGATCGTGGGCGATTTCAACGCGCCGGATGAGGAAAACTGGACCTTCCGCGTGTTCCATGACGCCCAGGCGCGCCAGGACATGATGGACCTGATCAACGGCCAGGTGCGGGCGAGCGCATCGGAGCAGGGTATGGACCCCGACACCATGCCCGAGGTGCGGATCGAGTTCTACAACCAGCCCGGCTTCGGCCAGCCCGGCTGCGAAAACCTCCAGAACCTGCCCCCAGACTACTACGCCACCCAGGTGGCGGCGATGAAGCTTGCCGGGCGCGGCGATATGGTCGACCGCCTCGTTTACAACAAGATCACCTACCTGCGCGCGGGCGAGCCGGTGTTCCAGCGCGAGTTCAACCGGCGCATTCACGTCAGCGACGGCCCGCTGGAGCTGATCCGGGGCGTGCCGCTGCGCATCGGGCTCGACCAGGGCTTCAAGGGCGCGGCGGTGGTCGAACAGTTCATCCCGCCGTTCCACTGGCGCGCGTATGCCGAGCTGCACTTCCCCAAGGAGCGGCTGATGGCCGCCGAGTTCGGCCGCCGCCTTCGCAACCTGCTCGACGAGCGCTTTGACGGCTTCGATGTCGAGGGGGCTTGGGGTGACATGGCGGGCGAGGCGGGCTCATCGACCGCCGCCGACGAGAACCACACCTGGAACATGCTGGTTTCGCGGGCGGCCGGGATCACGATCCGGCCCCAGAAGTTCGGCGGCAACCGGATCCAGCCCCGCCTTGAGGCGATCCGCGCCCCGCTGGAGTTCATGCACGGCGGCCAGCCCGGCTTTGTGGCCGATCCATCGTGCAAGTTCCTGATCGCGGGCATGGAGGCGCGCTATGTCTGGACCGAGCAGGTCGACAGCTCGGGCGACAAGCGCAAGGTGCCCGACAAGAGCTTCACCGAAGCCAACGTGATCGACGCGCACGGCTACGTCTCGCTCTCCGAGCACCGCTTCGACGGCACCAGCCCGATCAGCTTTCCAAACGGCGACCCGCGCCGCACCCGCCATCCCGGCCGCCCGGGACGTCCCGGCGAGGTGCAGGGCCTGCAAACCGGCCACGATATTATCAACCCCTATGGAGGACTTTGACCATGACCGCCGGCACCGAAACCAACGATCCGGATCAGACTGCGAGCTACCGCGTGAGCGCCGATGAGCTGCGCCAGTTCGTCGAGCGCTTCGAGCGCCTCGAGGCCGAACGGCACGGGCTCGCCGAGCTCCAGAAAGAGCTGATGAGCGAGGCCAAGGGCCGCGGCTACGACACCAAGGCGATGCGCAAGATCATCGCCCTGCGCAAACGCTCCATCGGCGATATCGCCGAGGAAGCGGCGGTTGTTGAAATGTATTTGCAAGCCCTCGGCTGGAACGTGACCGCCTACTGAACCGCCTGAAAGGAGAAAACCATGGGCAAAGACGAACAGGCCATCGAGGCCGAAATCCGCGAAAAAGGGCTCACCGCCCCCCGCCTCACGCCGGAGATGATCGACGCCGAGATCGTGGGCGAGCAATACCACGTGTTCCCCGGCACGACGCTCACCGTCTGCGCGCTCACGCTGCGCAACGGCTTCCTCGTGATCGGCCAAAGCGCGGCCGCCAGCCCGGAGAATTTCGACGAAGATATTGGCCGCAAGGTCGCGCGCGCCAATGCCCGCGAACATCTCTGGCCGCTGCTCGGCTTCCGCCTGCGCGACCATTTGAGCGCCTGATCTACCCCACCGCCTGAAAGGAGATACCCATGGCGACCACGACGAAAAAACCCAAGCCCCTCACCGATGCGCAGGAGGCCACGATCCACCGCTGCCTTGCACTGATCTCGGATCACAACGATGGCCGCGAGAACATCCCCGAGATGCTCGCAGGGCTGGCGATCGAGGGCATGAAGCTCACGAAACCAACCGGAACCTTCAAGGTGAGCGCGGCCGGCATCACAGTGACCGACACCTCGGGCCACGCCGGTGCGGTGCGCACCTGGGGCAACAAGGCCCGCCGCGCGCTGGTGCGGGGGGAGGTGTGAGGATGGAGAAATTCCGCAAAATTCCGGTGGTGATCGAGGCGATCCAGTGGACCGGCGAAAATCTGGACGAAGTGCTGGCCTTCACAGGCAAGCACCCGCGCTGGGATGAGTGGTTTGCCAGCTTCGAAGAATACGAGGCGCGGGTGCGTCTCGATGGCGGGGTGTTTAAAATATTGACCCTGGAGGGAACCCACGACGCCACGCCCGGAGACTGGATCATCAAGGGCGTGGCGGGCGAGTTTTACCCGTGCAAGCCTCACATCTTCGCCGCCACCTACGAGGTGGCCTGACCATGCGCCTGCCCCGTGTCACCCACGCCAGCTGGACCGATCTGCCCGCGTTCGAGGTGTTCAAGCACCTCGATCCCAACGACCACCACGAGGCCGAGGTGGCGCGCGGGTTGCGCCAGACGCACTTGTCGCTGTTTGCCGACTGGCGGGCGGCGATGGGGCGTGCGGTGCTGGCGCGGGTGATCTCCGAAACCCGTGCTGGCGGCGATCACCCCATTGGCGTGCTCGGCCTGTTCGCCACCGGCCTTGCCGGTGTGGCCGAAGCGGCGTTTCTCGCGCGCGATCACGCGCTCTATCGGCCCCAGATCACCGCCACTGCGCTGATGATCCGCCACCAGCTCGACCAGGTGGCCGCACCCATCGGCCTGCACCGCATCGAGGCGCGGTGCTGGGCGGGCCACCCCACGGCCTCGGCCTTTCTCACCGCGATCGGCTTTCAGCACGAAACCGATCAGCGCGGTTTTGGCGTTTCTGGCGCCGAGACCTTCCGCGTATTCGCCTGGGTCGCGCCGGGCCTTGCCTACCCCACCAAAGGAGACCCATCCCATGTGCATCGGTAACAGCCGAAAATCCACCCCGGACGCCGCCAAGCCCATCGTCGCCTCGACCGAGAGCCCCGAGGCGCTGCGCGCAGCCAACCTGGCCGAACGTATCCGCCGCCGCCGCGCCGGCGCGGCAGCAAACATCCTCACCAGCCAGCTCGGCGTGCCCTACGAACCCGGCATGGCGCAAACGGGGGATGCGGCATGAAGCCCGATACCGTGATCGAGAAAGATCCCCGCGCGACCGAGGCAATCAACCGCTGGGGCGAGCTCAAACAGGTGCGTTCGCGCCACGAGGCCACCTGGGAAGACATCGCGCAGCTGATCCACCCGCAGCGCGGCGGCTTTTCGCGCGATGACCATGTGGGCCGCGAGATGGAAAAGCCGCTGTCGAGCGCTCCGATCCAGGCGGCGTCGAGTTTCGCCTCGGGTGTCTATGCCGCGATCACCAACCCCGCCAACAAATGGATGGGGATGGAGACCGACGATCCCGACTTCAACGCCTGGAAGCCGATGGCTGAATGGAACGACCAGGTCACGCGCCGCGTGCTGGCCAGCTTTGGCCCGCACATCTCGCCGTTCTACTCGGTCACCTTCCAGGGCTACCGCGATATTTCAGCCTTCGGCCAGTTTGCGGGCTACGACGAGATGGACCTCGACAACCGCCGCTTCATCGACGTGACGCTCTCGCTCGCCGAGGTGGTTGTCGACATCGACTTTCACGGCCGCGTGGTCGAGGTGGTGCGCAAGTTCACCCAGACGCCCCGCGCCCTGGTGCGCCAGTTCAAGGGCAACGTGCCGAAAAAGATCGCCGATATGGCCGAGAATGGCAGCGCCGAGCGCGTGACGGTCTACCATCACGTGCTGCTCAACGAGAATTTTCGCCAGGGCTACCTCGGGCCCAAGGACAAGCGCTGGCTCTCGCGCTACGCCACCGAGATCGAAACCGCGCTGATCCGCGAGGCTGGCTATGACGAGATGCCGTTCTACTATCCGCGATGGGATGTGGACAGCGGCGAAACCTACGGCTTCGGCCCGGGCTTCATCGCCCTTCCCGCCGCCCGGGTGCACCACCGGATGACCTCGGCGATGATCCGCGCCGCGCAATTCGCCGCCGACCCGGCCAAGCTGGTGCCAAGCCGCGACGACTGGCAGATCCATGGCCGGGTGGCGCCGGGCCAGCTCCTAGCCGGCGGGATCAACCCGATCAACGGTCGGAGGATGATCGAAAACCTCGATGCCTCGGCCAACATCGGCATCACCGATGCGATGCGCGACAAGGTGCTCGAGGAGGCCAAGAGCGCCTTTCACTGGGCGATCATGTCGCTCCAGGGCCGCACCGGCATGACCACCGAGGAAACGATGATCATGGAAGAGGCGCGCCTGCGTGACTGGGCGCCCAACACCGACCGGGTGATGGAGGAATACGGCACGCTCAAGGTCGCGCGCCGGTTCAACATGCTCTGGCGTGCCCGCCAGCTTCCGCCGCCGCCGAAAGAGGCCGAGGGCCGGCCGCTGCGCATCCGCTACCAGTCGGCCGCCGCCATGGCCATGCAGGCGCGCGAGGGGCAGGCGATCCGCCAGTTCCTCTCCGATCTCGGCCCGCTGACCCAGCTCGATCCGCGCTATGCCGACCGGCTCGACGCCGACGCGGTGGCCGAAGCCCTGCACGATGCCAGCCCGAGCCTGCCCGCCCGCATCCTGCGCTCGCGCGCCGACGCCGACCAGCTGGCGCAGCAGCGCGCCCAGGCCCAGCAGGCCGAGCAGGCGATGCAGGCCGCCGAACGCGGCGGCGGCGTGGTGAAAGACCTCGCCGGCGCCGGAGTGCCGATGGACGCCATGGCGCAGATGATGGGGGCGGCGTGATGGGCGCAATCCTCAAGATCGAGCGCGATGGTTTCGTGCTGGCCAGTGACCTCGATGTAGCGCTTGAGCTCCTAAGCATCGAGATCACTGGCCTGGTCACCTCGCTGACCGAAGAGATTTCGGAACTTAGCGCTGAGGTCACAAAACTCTCGCGCGATCTCGACGCCGAAAGACGATTGAGGCTCGCCCAATCCGGGCGCGCGGCGCGGAGGGTTCGGTGATGTTTGGCAGTTTTCTCGGCCGCCTCACTACGCCGACTGAGCCCGTAATCCCGCGCATGACGCACCGGGAGCGCGAGGCCGAGCTCAATAACGCGCTCACCGGACACGTCGACACCGGCGCGCGATCTGCCTTTGACCGGATCGGCGCCCTGCGCGCCATCTACCCCACGCGCGGCGGCGCGGCCGACGGCGCGCGGCTCTGGCGCAGGGTCTTTGCCCAGCACCCCGAGATCGCCGAAAGCCTCGCCATTCTCGGCGGGCTCTACGCCATGTCGGAGCGCAGCTTCGATGAAAACGGGATCGAGCGGCCGGAGCCGGTCGATCCCCTGCGCCTTGCGCGCGAGCAGGGCCGGCGCGATCTCGCGCTCGAAATCCTCGCGCACAACCTGTCGATGACGGAACTCAACCAATTGATGGAGGCCTCTGATGAGCTTTGATTTCATGAAACCCGGCGCCTGGCGCGCCAACCTTGCCGCCGAAGACGAGGGCGGCGCAGGTGGCGGCGCCGGCGATCCCCCGGCAGGCGGAACCGGCGGTGACAACCCCGGCGACGGCTCTGGCGGTGGCGCGGCCCGGTGGTGGGAAGACGAGCGCTTCAACGACGATCAGCGCGGTTCGCTCACGGCACTCGGGCTCACCGTCGACGATCCGCTCGACGCCGTGACCAAGCTCGTCGACATGGAGAGCTCGGCCAAGAGAAAGCTGAAAGCCCCGCCCGACAGCCTGATCGGCAAACCCGCCGAGGGGCAGGAGCTCGCCGAATGGAAGAAGGCCAATGCCGCGCTGTTCGGGATCCCGGAAAAACCCGAAGATTACAAGATCGACCGTCCGGAAAACTGGCCGAAAGAGGAAAGCTGGGACGATGCGACCGAGGCGCGTCTGCGCGAGATCGCCCACAAGCACGGCGCCGAGCCCGGTCTGGTTCAGGACGTGGTGAACATCTACGCCGAGAAGATGCTCGCACTCGGGGTCGAGAACGATACCGCGCTCAAGGCCGCCAACGACGAGATGATGGCCGAGCTTGGCCGCGACTGGGGCGACCAGCTTGCCGCCAACCTCACCCGTGCTCAACAGGCCGCCGCGCTGGTGGCCGAGCAGGCCGGGCTCGACGGCACCGCGATCGCGCAGATCTCCGGCGTGCTCACCAAGGCCGCAGGTAACGCCAACACGCTGCGCCTGTTCGCCGCGATCGGGCAGATGATGGGCGAAGACAGTCTCGCCAAGGCGGGCGGCGCGACCGGCCTCGGCATGACCCCGGCCGAGGCCCGCGCCGAGCTTGCCCGCCTGCGCAGCCCGGGCGGTGAATACTACGAGGCAACCAAGCCCGGCGCGCGCGCTCCAGCCAACTTCGCCGAGATCAAGGCCAAGATCGACAGGCTGACAAAAATCAGCGCCGGCTGAGGCACACCGCACCAGATATGCCCCGCGACACGATTTCGCGGGGCATATGTAGAAAACCCTCTTGACATATCCGAAAGTTTCAGGATCAGATCGCGGCAGCGGACGACCCTGCAAAGGGCCCGCTCGACACCCGGAAAGCACGGGCGGCCAGGCGACCGTAATTCGCCAGGTGCGGGCCCGGATTTTCCGGACTGACCCCTCCGAAATTTCACCATATCGCTGATTTTTCGAAAGGGGGCATCATGTCCTACAAACAGACCGTTGAGGAGCATCACAAGCTCACGTTCTCCGATAACGTGAAGATGGTTTCGCAACAACTCAACAACCCGCTGCGCAATGCCGTGACGACCGTGCAAGGCTCGGGCGAGGCACAGGATATCGCCGACCTTATCGGCGAGGCGACCTACAACGAGGTCGAGGACTACGCGCGCCGCAACCCTGAAAACCCGCCGTCGCGCAAGCGGCGCTGGCTGATCCGCCCGACCGGCATCGACGCCGGCGGCCTGATCACCAAGGAAGAAAAATTCGACTTCGCAATGGATCCCTCCTCGCACCTGTTCCGCAACTGGATCAAGGGCGTCGAGCGCGGTGTGTTCGACAAGATCCTCGGCATCCGCCCCAAGGCAGGCGGCGGCTACGAACTCGCTGGCGGCGGCATCCTCGGCGCGGTCAGCGAAGGCAAGACGCCGACGTCGACCGTGGCACTGCCCAACGGCAACTACATCGCCGTCGACTATGGCAGCACCGGCACCGCCGCCGGTCTCAATATTTCCAAGATGCGCAGTGCGACCGAAGCGATGGAGCTTGAGGACTTCGGGCTCGAAGCCGAGGACGAGGTCTACGGCCTGATCACCCCGAAGCAGAAGACCGACCTGATCGACCTGGCCGTCGAGACCGGCAAGAACCTCAATCCCTTTGATGTCGAGCAGATCAGGGAAGGCAAGGCCGCAAAGCTCCTCGGGATCAACTGGATCTTCACCAACCGGCTGCCGCTCGATGCCGACGGCTACCGCCTGGTGCCGCTCTGGACCAAGGCCAACGTGATGGCCGGGTTCTGGCAAGACGTCGAGGGCCAGATCTTTAACGATCCGTCCTCGCGCAACTTGCCGCGCGTGATCGTGGATGCCTACGTGACCGCTGGCCGTGTCGAAGACAAGGGCGTGCGCGTCATCCGTTGCCAGGAAGCCTGATCTGACGGCGGCCGGCTCGCCCCGGCCGCCTGATCCATTTCTACACCAAAGGAGGCCACCATGGCCGTTGTGAACACCAACTCCAGCCTGATCCACGATCCGTTCGTGTCGGGCTCCACCCCGCCCGATCCGCAGGCCGCGCGCGGCCGACTGATCCTCGCCACCGGCACCGTCACCAACGCGGCGACGGACAGCAACACCTCGAAGTATCACCTGGCCGACATTCCCTCGATCGCGCTCCTGCACGAAGATACGTTCTTCGACGTGGCCGGCGACGGCTTCGCCCAGATCGTGATCGGAACCGAGACCGATCCCGCCGCGCTGGTCTATCAGACCAAGGTGACGGAAAACATCGTCACCCCCATTGCCGTTGGCGATGCCAACCATGGCAAGCCGTTGTGGGAAGTGCTGGGCCTCGCCGCCGATCCGGGCGGCAACATCGGGATCTGGAAACACGCCCAGGCCGATGCCGCCGGCGCGGGCTCGATGCCCTTCCGCATCGCCTACATCATGCCCTGATGCCAGCGGGCGGGGCCGGGCAACCGGCCTCGCCAGTTCCGTCCGCCGCCCCCGGAGGCCAGATGCCCATCACCATCGCCACCTCGACCATTGCGGCCCAGGCCGTGCGAGAGCTTGAGCGGGGCGATTTCAGCTCCTTCGGAGATGACAGCGACATTGCCAGCGACGTGGCCG